ATAGAACAAAACAGAATACTTGCAGAAACTAACAAAGCAATAGCGGACGGACAACAGGATCAACACATCAAGGATCATATTGAAAATCAGAAAAAACTAAATGCTGAAAAACAAAAACAAGCACAGGCGGATCAAGCGGCGGCGGATGCACTTGACAAATTAAAACAGAAGAATCAAGGTTTCATAGACGAAATGAGACAACTAAATGAAAGCCATAGTGACGAGATCTTAAGAATAAGAAATGAAAGATTTACACGAGTTGATGAACTGCTTAAAAAAGAAGTTCTAAATGAAAAGGAAGCGGCAGAGTTGAAAGCAGAAATCAATAAAGCATACCATAAAGACGTTACAAAAATGGAAGATGACAGGGCAAAAGAAAATAAAGCACGACACAAAAAGAATATAGATTTAATCCGTTCAGGCAAGATACAGGAGATTGATCTTGAGAATGCAACTAATGAGCAGAAGAAAGAAATTAACAGAGAAGCAGGCAGAAGCATATTAGAACAAATGGCTTCAATGAACAAGCAGGCATTTGCGGCATACAAAGCGGTGCGTATCGCAGAGGCAGTAATTGATGGCAAGGCGGCAACACAATCAGCATTTGCATATGGAATGAAAGTTGGGGGACCAATTGCGGCTTTCCTTTTTGCAGGAGCGGCAATTGCCTACACGGCATCACAGATCAATGCCATTAAAGGAGAATCATACCAGGCCAGGGAGATGGGTGGTCCAGTTGTTCCAGGACAGACTTATGTCGTTGGAGAAAGCCAACCAGAACTTTTCCGTCCTTCAACTTCAGGATTCATTGAACCAACAACAGAAGGATTTGGCACGGCACAAGGAGCAACAATTAATTTTAACATATCAACGGTTGATGCGAGAGACTTTGATGAATTATTAGCGACAAGACAAGAATTAATAATTAGTTTAGTCAATAGAGGATTAACTGAAAGAGGCAGAGCGAGGTTAGTATAATGGCAGGAACATTTCCCACAGCAGGTTTTACTGCAACAGAATTAAAAAGCAACACGAAGAGTAGATTGACAGAATCTATATCAGGCAAGACACAAAGAGTTAAGTCAGGTGCTCAATATTTTAGTTTGAAATTGAAATCACCACCTTTGAACAGAACAGACTTCAACGCAATCTATTCGTTCATAATACAGCAGGACGGTCAGGTTGAATCATTCAACATAGTTCCACCAGAGATTAGTTCAACGACAGGCACGATGACAGGCACGGTAACAACTGCCAATGTTACATCAGTTGATCCATCGATGAATCAATCAGCGGGATCTGTAGCGGTTGGTATCACAGATGATGGCACACCTTCTGGCACATTGAAGAAGGGAGATTTAATTAAGTTTAGTAATCACGACAAAGTTTATATGCTTGTAGATGACCTTACATTAGCGAATGACTCAGCAGTGAAACAGATGTCATTCTTCCCACCATTAGTGACAGGTATCACAGGTGGATCAACAACAGTTACATACAACAACGTGCCATTCAAAGTATTTTTTACAACAGACGAATTAAGTTATGAAGTCCAGAAGAATGGCAAATACTACTATGAAATAAGTGTTCGTGAGGAGATATAATGCCAAGAGATATACCAAAGGCACTCCAAGATAAGTTAGCCGAGAAAAAAGTATTCGTAGCAGACTTATTAGAATTTCATTTTTCTACTGCGTTGTATTTCACAACAGCAAACATCAACTTATCATATGATTCACCAACAGCACCAGACAGCGGTGCCAACACCTACATAGCACAAGGTTTATTCTTAAATTACAAAGACATTGTTGAAAATTCTGACCTAAGGGTTGGGACTTTGGATCTTTCATTCACAGCAGTTGATCCAACTATGGTTGCAGTTTTATTGAACAATGACTTCATAGACAAGAGGGTTGTCTTGTATAGAGCAGTTTTGCAGGATGATTATTCATTCACGGCCAATGATGTATTCACTATCTTTGATGGCAGAATATCAGGCTGGAGGATAACTGAATCGCAAAATAGTGCCAACGTGAATTTGGCTGTTGCAAGTTTCTTTGCAGATTTCAACAGAACAAACGGCAGAAGAACAAACCCAGCATCACAGAATCTACATTTCAGTGGTGACAAGGGAATGGACTTTTCACCACAAATTGTAAAAGACATAAAATGGGGGAGACCATAATGGAAATAAGAGAGATAAGAGAGAAAGACTATGCTTCAGCGATTGATGTAAGCAACATAGCAATAAAAGAATTATTTGGCACTGAACCTGCCTTTGATTTCAATTTTAAAATTAAGAATGTTTTTGTTACACCAGGTAATGTAACAAGAGCACTATACGTTGATAAAATGATGGTTGGTCTGTTTGTTTTAACGGAAGAACGATTCATACACAATGACAAAAAGAAGTTGAATATCAATTTCTTCTACATCTTAGAAGAATATAGAACAAAAGAAAATATGGATGAGGTGTTTAGGTTTATTGAGAATTTTGCACTAACAAATGGCAATGTATCAATTGGTTTTGATTCATCTTTGCCACATTTCAGTAATCATTTGGTAGATACTGTTAGTGATGTGAAACAACAATCAATACACTTCGAGAAAGCATTATGATAAGAAAGAAACAAGGCATACACACAGCGATAGAAGGTTACTTCAGAGAAGCCAATGCAACTGATATAATAATAGTTGCAGATAAACTTCGTGAAGAAGACACAAACACAATCAAGTGGATGACAGATCTGCCTAACAGAGAGGCAATGAAGATAACTTGCAACGCAAGTTTGGAAAGTTACACTATTGTGGTGGATGGCAGGCCTGTTGGAATGTTTGGTGTTGCAGGCAAGAAAGATATTGGACAACCTTGGTTGCTTATGAGTGATTGGATGTCAGAGTTCCCACACTTGAAAAGAGAATTTTTAGTTGAATGTAGGAGAGTTATATTAGGCTTCAAACCAAAGTATAAAAAATTATTCAATTTTGTTTATTGCGACCACAAAGATCATATCAAATGGTTGGAATGGTTAGGATTTAAAGTTAAAGATCTTTATCCTGAGTTTGGACCACACAAGAAACCTTTTTATTATTTTGAAATGGAGAACAAATAGATGTGTTGTTTTGCAGGTGATACACAGATAAAATTAGCGAATGGTGAAACGAAAGCCATCAAGGATATCAGAATAGGTGATCAAATCAGAGGTGCTAAGAAATTAAATCACGTTAAAAAGATCTACACTCCGTTCTTGCATTTCAGAAAGAAATACAGCATTAATGATGGTGAATATTTTACGACAGCAGAACACCCATTCCAAACTACAACAGGATGGAAGGCAATCAAACCATACAAGAAATGGTGGGATCCAGAGACCTGGGACAATTGGTTCCATAATCACAAGGACTTAGAAAACATCACAGAATTGAAGGTTGGAGACAAGATCCTTACGGAATTAGGACAGATAGAAGTTAAAAAAATAAAAGCCAATTGGAATCCATTAAATTGGTTTGAAAAAGTTTATAATTTAGAATTAGATAATGACAACACTTACTATGCCAACGATTACCTTGTCCATAACAAAGGTGGAGGTGGTGGTGGAGGTATCATCAGCAGAGTCTTTGATTTTATTGGAGACATCGTTGAGGGTGTAGTAAAAATATTTACATCTCCGTTTGGTTTAGACCTTACGGTGCCAGAAGTTTCAGCGGCACAGACAGAACAGATACAAGGTGTATTACTAAACAAAGACTCAGGTATAACAAACGTGCCTGTGGTCTATGGAACAAGGATGGTTGGTGGAGCAAGAGTGTTTGTATCTACGAATGGTTCGAGTAATGAATATCTGTATGTGGCCTATGTGCTGTCAGAAGGTCAAGTTGATAGTTACACGCAGTTGTTGATTGATGATATTGTTGTTACTCCAAATAGTTTTGCTCACGGAGTAAAGACAACTTCATCAACAAGTCCATATTCAGATGAAAGCAGATTAGAATTACAATTTTTTGACGGTAGAGATGATCAAGTTGCTTCGTCTTTGTTGAAAGAAGCACCTGGTTGGACAGATGACCATAGGTTGAGAGGACTGGCTTATTTGGCTTGTAAGTTTAGATGGAAGAAGATTGAAGATCAAGAAGATGCTGATAACAACCCATATGGTGGTGGAATACCTAATGTAAAAGTTACAGTCAAGGGTAAGAAGATATTTGATTTAACATCAGCCTATACACCACAGACAGTTGGTTCATTCACAGGACAGACAGGCACAGCATCGGGCCTATTGAATAGGAGATCAGAGACCGCGACAAGGATTCATAGTGTAAGCAGTCAGACTTCAAACAACACCATACAAGATGCAGGTGTAACATTTACATTGAATCAAGAAGCACAGGTAAGAGTCATTCAACAGATGAGCACCCAGATAAATGGAACACCAGTGGGCATAATTGACAACAGTATCAATTTTACAATAGAAAACACTGGCACTGGTGCGACCGTGTATAGTGAAAACAGAAACAAAGCGATAGGTAAGTTTTATTTTGTAACCTTTGGAAGTGTTACACCAAACAACTCTTCCAATTATAAAGCAGATCTTTCAATTGACGACACCATCATATTGCCTGCGGGAAATTACAGATTTAGTGATAGCAACACGGTTACGCATAGCGGTTCTTCTACCAGCAGGAATACACAATATTATTTGAGTGTGCAGATAGAAGATGCACCGGTGCAAGAAAATCACACTACGGCTTATGCTGATGAAACAGTGGCATTTGGCAACAATCCTGTCAATATTTTATTAGATTATATGCGTAACCCAAGATTCGGGAAAGGCTTACCTAATAGTGCATTCCATTGGAACAGTTGGAGAAAGATGGCCAAACTATGTGACCAAGTTGTAAGTTACACAAGTTCTACCACAGGCAAAGCATTTACTTGCGATGCTGTTGTGCAAACTTCAACCAGTATAATGAATAATTGTAAAATATTATTGGTAGGCTTCAGGGGTATTATGCCATTCACCCAAGGTGTATTTAGATTAAAGATTGAAAACGCAGGTGATGATGACAACATTGAATCTATACCGTCGGATCCACCTGTAAGTTTTACTGCCAATGCTGACAACATTGTTGGTGGCCTACAATTGATAGGAGACAACAAAGAAACAAAGGTCAATAGGGCAAGGGTAACTTATGTTGATCCAAATGCGGACTTCCAACCCAATGAGGTGATCTATCCTGATGATGGTTCGACTGATGACACAACTTTCTTGAATGAGGACAACGGACAGAGATTAGAAGCAACATTAAGTTTGCCAACCGTTGCCAGCAGAGAACAAGCATTACAATACGCAGAGGTTTTTGTCAAAAGATCAAGGAACGCAAAACAAATACAATTTGCTACGACCATAGCAGGATCAAATGTTTCAGTAGGTGACCTGTGTAGAGTCACAAGTCCAAACATTGGATTAGATGGTCAGTTTAGAATTACAGACATTAGATTGAATGCGGAAGGTGACATCCAGGTTACAGGATTTGAACACCAACCAACGATTTACACTATAAATGCCAAGTCAGCAGACATAACAAGACCAAGTCTGAATTTACCTAACCCATTAACGGTCCCACCAGTCACAGGTGTTACGGTAACTTCAGGATCAACCAACCAGGCATCTTCGGGTTATGTTGCTGAATCGAGGTTAAGCGTGACCTGGACAGCGACGGCAGATCCGTTCTTTAAAGAATATATCGTTCAATTTAAGTTAGCCGGTGATTCAACTTACATCACGGCAGGTATAACAAATGACACCCAATTCTTCATTGCTCCTGTAACCAGCGGTGAGCAATACGACGTTAGGGTAGCAAGTAGAAACGAACTTAACAAGAGAAGTAATTACGCGAATGCCACAAGACACACGGTATCGTAATGAAGCAAAGTCTTTTTGACTTGAGATTGGTTAAGTTTGGTCATTGGACGTGTGATGACAAGACTGAGAGAAACAAGTGTCAAGGACAACACACCTGTAAATTCGTGCTTGATAAAAAGTTTAGGAAAGTTCTTTCAGTAGATCTTCGACCTGTGCGTGTCCAAGTGCGGGATCCACTATATGTTCCGAAACGAATCGTATTTTAACTCCAAATTCTTTTTGATAGGTCTTGAGTAATTGCAGTTTGCTGTTGTTGCCTTTTTCAAAACATTTCTTATGTGTGTATCTGTGGTCAAACAGGCTCTTGGTGTCATTGGTGTGCCATCCACATCCTAACACAGTGATATCCTTGGCTTTCAAATAAAAGATAGCAAGTGCTACGGCAAGTGTGCCTGAATCTTGTGGTTGCAATCTATTTGGTGTCACAACTTCGTCAAAGAGGTCAGTCCTACAACCGTTCCTGGTCCAAAACTTTGGTAGATTTGGTGTTTTTGGTGATTTAGGTGACTTGAGGTCCTGATCAATTTGGTCCCTTGTTCTTGGATCGTAAGCAACGCAGTTATCAACTGATCTTAACGTGTAAAGATGGTTACAACCTATTTCGTTTGGTTGTTTTGGAACCAAACTGACCAAATCCTTTATGAGAGGTGAATTAAACCAAATTAACATTTCTTGAGATATCTATTTCTAACATATTGAGCATATCCAAGCAAACACAAAATGAAGCAGTAGAAAAGGTATGATAACAGCATACGAATATTTAAGAAAAGGTGAGTGACTGGCTGGAGAGAAAGGTGTAAGACCTTTGGAAAGCAAGTCACCCACACAGATATTTAATAAAAGGTTGTTTTTTCTCCAGTTTGGATATATACTACTATTATGCAAGGAGGAATACACAATGGTGGCAAACAATAACAACATTAACAACATTAACAACATAATAACAACTAATAAAAACAAATTACAGATTGCCAGTGAGCAATCAGTAATCAACTTTGACTCCGTCAAGGAATTGAAAGCAGATAAGATTAGCCATTGCCACCAGGACTTACCAAAGGACTGGCAATGGGCAAAATTAGATCTGTTCAACAACGTCAACAACAACATAGAGCATCTAAGATTGAATGTTACAATTTGCAAGAACAATCAACTCAAACCTGCGAGGGCATTGATGAACACTGAGTGGCCACACTTCAGAAGAAACTTAACTAAAGAAGAATGGGCCGCACCACACTATGAGTTGGTCAAGCAAACAAGGCAAGAGTTAAAGAACGCAGGATACAAGACCAAAGAGATCAGGGCAAGTAAATGCTATATGCCAGGTTACAAGAACAAGAAAGGTAGCACACTCAAAGAACTCAGTGTGTTGCTTGTTCCCGAAAAACAAGATCACAGATATACTGCTATTGTCATACACAAGGAACACAAGATCATAGTTCCTTTGAAAGGAGACAAAGGATATCTAAGTTCAAACCAAAGGAAGATGAATCAAATTGCAACTGGCACAGCGAACACGATACTGAAGTCAAGTGTGGGTGTGCATATTGATGATTATCTGTAATGGCAAAAGGATTTAACTGGAACAGGATCAAACAACAGACCCAATTGCGACAGCAAGGTGACTTGCACTGGAAGGACACAGAAAAGAAACCACAGTTGTTCGCGATTGAAATAATGGGGCAACGTTGGAACAAACATTTCGTCACAAAAGAAAGTGCCACCAAGGCCGCTGACACGATAAAACGCAAATACGGAAAGCCAACCAGAGTCGTTAAGATAGCGTGATTTTTTCGATCATAGTAAATACTGTTGTTGGGGGAGATGTTGTTTAAACTCCTTGCAGAGCATAACGACTAACGTGGTTGTTTCCTACAACCATATGAGCCATACCTCCTCCAACACTTTCGAACCGTGGCCTTTTTGTGTTCAGGTTTTCTGACATAGGCTTGGCATATCCCCTTAAAGGTCACGGTCATATATGACGATACTTGACACCATATTCGCAAACATACATCGCTTCACCACACTGGATCAATTGCAGGAATTCACCATACAGGAACTGAACAGACGTCACATCAATGCAGTGGTTGAATATCGCAAGGACCTTAGATACGAACCAATGTCCGAGGAGGAGGACAATGAGGACTACATCGACGCAGAAGAATGGATCAGTTGCAGGGCATTCTACAGGACATTGTTGGCAGATCCAAGATGTCCCCAATGGTTGGAAAAGGCAATCGTTTGGAGAGTGCTTGGTGAAGAAGAATATTAACGGACCAAACCTCCTTACCAACCTTACCAAACCGGATTGACATATCCGTATCCTGTGTTATACTAACACTATGACAACGAAAAACATAGGAGGAAAAAATGTCAAAGCAAGATAAGACAGAGAAGATGGCATACGAAACAATGGAGAAGTTTGGTGTGCTTACGAAACAGGTAGAGACTGTGTATGGAGGAGCAAACATCAAGTTCCTGAACATCAAAGGTATTGCCACAGGCAAGTTCCTTGAGTATCTACAGAACAATGAACAAGTGAATGAGCGAGGTGAATACATATTCACGGGTGCTTGGACCATAAGCACAACACCAAGTGAATCACACTTCCCAGACAGGATGGACAAGTTCTTCAAACACGATGCAAGGAAGTGGGCAGTGAAGTATCAGATGAACCGGACTCCATTGTCAGCACAACAGAAACCTGCAGTGGAGATAAAAGAAGTGCCAAGAGAACTTGAAGGACCAATACAGAAGTTCATAGTAACACTACAAGGTATAAGTTTCGCTGAGATGTGTATAGAAGCCACAGACAGAACAATGGCCTGGAAGTTCGCGAATGATAGGTTGGCAGACTTCAACACCCACGTCAATTGGAGGACTGAGATAGAGTCAGTAGAACCGGGAGAGGTGCGTGTGATAGATAGTGAGGAACAAACGACGGGTGAGACCAAAGGCAACTTCTATACCGTGAGGCCTGACAGGGACTTCCTTAACAAACACTACACCACTACCTATACAAAGCGTAAGGAAAATATATGATAGCATACACAAAACTCAGGGCAAAGGACCGTTCGGTGGCACTGACATTGATGGCCATATATCCAACTGACCGAGCGAAAAGTCTAATGCAACAACTGGACTGGCATCGCGATCCAGAAAGCCAAGAACATTACTGCGAGGAGTTACACAAAGTAATCAGAAACTTCAGTGAGGATCTTGTGAAGAGAGGTGAAATAGACGCACAATATTCAGACTGGAAGAAGCAAGTGGAAGCGGCAGTGACCTTTGCATTG